CCTGCTGCTTTAGCGAGAGTTGTTACTGTAGCCATTAATCAATCCTCCCTTACGCTGCGTTATATTTAGCAGTAACGATTGCTTCTGGACGAAGAATCTTTCTGCCATATAGATGCATACCACGAACAATGTCAGCAAAGCTGTCAGGGTCACGATATGTTTCTGTTTTACTGATCTGCTCTGCAGTAGCTACTGCTGAGTCATGACCAGCTACGATAACACCAAAGTCAGTGTTTTGGTTTGCAGAACCAGTTGTACCAGATCCACCACCTACTTGAGGTAGGTTGCTAGATGAGTATACACGGAAACCGTGGAAGTTACTCACAGCAAGACCGTTACGTAGTCCACCTGATTCACCGAAATCAGCATTGAAGAAACGAGAGTCTTCATCTGCAAGAATTTCCATGAATACTGGATCGACCACTAACCAACGTCCAGCTTTATCAACTTGTTGTTGATCGAGTAGACGTGCCATTCTAGCTACAACCATTGATGGTGAAGCTGTAGCAGTTGGAAGTGCTGAAGCACCCGGCATACGTGCTGCTAGTGGGATCGAGTGATCCGCAGCAGAACTAGTTGTGATGTTGCCAAATGAATCCTTACGGAGTTTCATTGAAGTCAACAACTCATCTGTACCAGCAGTTGATACAGCAACAGTACCGTTAGTTATATTATTAACAGTATCTGCAGTACTGTGCAATGCTGACTGTTTGAAACCTGATAGATAGCCAAGAACTTCTTGGTCATGCTGATCAGCTAAACGGTAAGCTGCACGATTGGTTGCAAGATCCATAAAGTTGACGTGTGAGTGTGCTTCCTCGATGTCATCAATTTTAAAAGCATAGTAGTTTGCTTTATCAACAACTAGAGAGAAGTCCTCATCGTCTAGGTCTTGTGCATTAACCTGAGTTCCACGAGCATATGCGCTCACAGAAATTTCAGGCTCTTTGATGATTTTCACTGTATCGCCTTGAGCAGCAATCTCTCCGAAGTAATCAGAGTTTGTGATATCACCAACAACGGTACTCTTACGGAATGCAAGTTGTACCTTTTTGGAATAGATTATGGAACTAAAGTTACCATTAGGTAAGTTACCATAACCCGATGCTGATGTAAAAGCCATGTTAAATCCTCCATGATATTTGGCTTCGGGTTACAAAGCTAAACACCTGTAAGAGGCTGATCGTTTTCTAGGGTGCATGTAAAATATCCAGTTGGCCTACCAGATATCAATGGGCCTATACTTGAACAGGTAGTTCTTAGTAGTTTAGACTTAGTATATGTATTTGGGAAAATGTTATAGTAATAAGAGGTAGTCTATTCAGAGGCTCTTAAACTATACGTACTTAGTTATATGCACTTGAAAGTATTTGTCAACACTTATCGAGCACTACCAGTAAGATCATACACGAATTTTCCTGTTCGCATAGCCTTACTAATCTCTTCTTCACGCTCTTCAAACTCTTTAGAAGACATTTTCTGAACGTCAGATTCTTTTAGGGTTGCTCCACCTTCAGTAGGATCTACGTTAGTTCTAGAACCTTTACTGACAGATTTAGCAGCATCTTTTGTTTTAGCTTTCTTTGCTTGGACTGTTTCACCATTATCTATCTTATAGAGATCTATAACTCTAATAACAGAAGCTGGGTCATCCATGTTTTCATAGAGAGCATCCTTTACCCATCTAGGTTGTTGCTCTGCCCAATTGTGAAACTCATCTGATTGTCTTAGTGTATCAAAGGTAGGATGTGCTTCTCGAATCTTAGCTTCAGAACTTTTACGTTCTGTTTCATACTGTAGTTCATCTAATCTTGAAAGACGATCCTCAGCCTTCTTGAACATCTCCTGAGCTTTCTTAGCAGCAATAGTCTCTACTATACCTGCTACGTCTGGATACTTCTTTGACCACTCTGTAATATCTTCATCTGATTTAGGTGGTACAATAGACTCACCCTTCATTCTATTTTCTAGTGATTTAAGTTTTTCGTTCCACTCTTTTTCTTTGTCGGACATATGCCGTCTAAGATCACCGTATCGTTTCTTAAAAGATTTTTCTTCAGGGTTTAAGTCTGAGTCATCTTCTTGTGCTTCAACCTCAGGGTTGGCTTCTTCTTGTTTGGAACTATCCTCGGCCTGTACTTCGGTTGTCTCAGATCCTTTGCCATCGGGTTCATTCTCTTTAACTTCTTCGCCACGAGCCTGTGCCTCTAGTTTAGCAATCTCTTCTTCTTCTTGTTTAATACGTTCTTGTTTAATTGCGTAGTTACTTCCACGCTGTACAAAACCAGCTTTCTTCGGTGTTTCTACTGCTTCTAATTCAGGCATATGTTTTCTCCTTATGTTGGGGTCAGCCGTAGCTGAGTAGCCTTATAGTTATTTGGATTGTCTAGAAATTTATTATGCGCCTAGACCAGCACTTTCCATTTGATCATTCATAGGGGGTGGTGTTTGCATTTGATCAGACATAGGTTGTTCTGTAGGTTGTTCCACACTCTGATCATCAAAGACAATACTAGACATCTCTGGTCCGAATAGTTTATTTATAACATCTCCTACAGGACTGTCAGCAGCATCTTCTGCTATAGTTTTTTCTTCATCAGTTAGTTCGTTGTATCTTCCACGTACAACATTCATGTATTCTTCTAGTTCCATTATTTCTTCCTTTTCATTAAGCCGCCTTTATCAAAACCAAATCCACCAACATAGCCTTTTCCTGCTTGTTGACCTGCTCTAGTTTGTTTTTGTCTTTCTTGAGCTTTTGCAACCATATTGCTGTGAAAGTCACCACCACCTTGACTTTCTGCTCTCCTATTTTCTTTCTTTCTAAAGTCTTCTGCTCTCTTAGCTTTAGCTGCATCATCTGCTGCTTTTTTCTTAGCTGCTGCATCTGCTGCTTTTTTCTTAGCTGCTGCATCTGCTGCTTTTTCTTGTGCTGTTGGTCCAGAATCCTTAACTGGCTCAGTAGTTCTTATAGGTGAATTGTTTTTCTTACCGTTATCATCCTCTACAGGTACTGTTTTACTAAAGAAACCTTTTTGCTTTTTAGCTTTACCTAATCTGTTAGCTGTGTTTGCACTACTACCAAGTCTAATAGCTTCATCCATAGAGGAATTACCTAAATTCATATTTCCAAACTTGTAGCCATAACTCTTGAGGTCTTCTGCTGCTGCTTTTGCACCAGCCTTATCACCTGCTGCTTCAAGAGCTTGTATATTTTGAATAGCATCAGCATTATCAATTGCGAATTGATCCTTTGCACGATTAGATGTTGCTACTAAACTAAAGTGATTTAGTATAGCTGAGTCTCCACGATCAACAGCATTATCAAAGTGTTGCTGCTGTCTAGCATCTAGGTTACCATAGCCACCTTGTACAAAACCTTTGACATCTTCACCAGATATAGAACTTCCCATACCTATGTATTCTGATACGTCATACTTTGCTTCATAATTATCATAGAAACCTTTACCAAAGAGGTTAGACATAGCGTCTTTACCTTCAAAAGTTCCTGTGACACCTTCCATAGTGGCAGAACCTATAGAGATATCATCTAGAGTTTTCTGTGCTTCTTCTAAATTAAAAGCATCTCCAAGTATATCCTTTGATCTTTTTAAGTATGCTGCCTCAATAGTATTTAGATTTTTCTTAGCTAGACCTGCGCTAGCTACACCAACAAGACCTGGAAGTAGGAAAGAAGCTCCTTGTCCTCTTTTTGCTTTTTTGTAATATTCAAGAATCTCTTCAGGTTTTCCTTCAGCTAAAGTATTATTAAAGGTTTCTATTCTTTTCTTTTCTGCGCTAGTCTTTAATGTCTCTATTGTTTTGGCTTGTACTCTTCTTTCATCATCATCAGATCCACCGCCACCTGCTGACTTTGTTTTACCAACACCACCACCAATATCATCAATTGGATCTTCAGGTGTTGGATCAGGTGTTCTATTCTCTGGTGTATCTTCTTTAAACTCTGAGAAGTCTGCTGGAACAGAACTGATTGGTCTGCCATTAAGCATAAGAACTTGTATACGTCTACCATCTTTATGAAAGTAGAATACTGTCTTCATACCACTTCCATCACCAGTACCTACTTGATCAGTAGGTGTCTTAACACCTATGTCTTCTTGTGCAAGATCAGTAGAAGAACCAGTTCCAGTTACTTCCTTATCAATGCCATAGACATTAGTTGATGTAGGATCAATGTCCTCTAGAAATTTGTCTGGTGTTTTTGCTGGTTCAACTGTAGGTCCAATAGGATTACCAAAAGCATCTGTCATACCACCTGTATTAAATCCTACAGGTTTATTATATTCTGTAGGTTGTGGTTTAGGTGGGGGCATCTGCTGACCCATCATCATAGGTTGAGGTGGTTGAGGCTGTTGTGGTTGCATTTGAGTCATACCACCCTGAGCCATACCCATGACTTCATCCAGTAGTCTCATCTCATCTTCTGTTAGATCATCACCTTCAGGTGTTGGCTGTCCACCCATGCGTCCATCTTCTTCTAGCATAGCCATTTCTACTTTAGCTTTTTGTCTTAGATCCTCAAAGAACTTTAGACCATAGAACTTAAGTACATCGGCAGGAACTACGTATTCTCCTTCAGACAACATAGCAGGGATATCATCTCGTACTTCTTTAGCTGTAGATCCCGGTGGTATTTCATTACCTGATACAGGATCAATTGCATCTACTTCCCCACCTAATGCATATCCCATGTTCATGTCATCTTTCATTACTGTACCACCTTCGTTATAAGCTGTAATTTTAGAATATACTGGGTGTACTTTTCCACTCAGAGATATAGTTCCTACTTCTTCACCAAAATCTAACTGTCCGTTAGCAGTGGGCCTTAGCCTAGGCTCAGTCTTTGCATTAGGGTATGTTTGTAATTTAGCACCTTTGCTAAAGTTAGTTTCAAGTGTAAAGTAATGCTGATTTCTTTGAACTACTGACACAAGAGTATTTGTGTCTAGTTTTTCGTCTTTTCTACTAAGCCACTTCCAACCAGCTTTATTTCCTTTGGAAGTTGGTTTAACTAAGTTAGTATATATCTTTGGACCAGAAGAACCTATATCTTCAGCATCAAGACCCATTGCACCCATAGAAGCCTGAGGTCTTCCACCCATGACTTCCATGTCTGGATTTATCTTAATATTAACAGAGCTTGCATTTCTATTTGTTAGTATCTCTTTTGTTTTTTGGTTAATGTACTCTCCACCTGGTTTATAATCAAAACCTTTAGCTTGTAGACTACTTTGATTAATAGGTTGAATAGGAATTACTTCATCAACAGCTTTCTTCTTAATAGAACCAACACCAAATGCAGAAGCAACGCTAGGATCTATTTCGTATTGTTTTACTTTATCAGCTAGAGCCTTAACACCTTTAGCTCCGTACTTACCAACAATACCACCCATTAGTAGTAAGCCACCTTCGATAGCTGCACTCTGTCCTGCTTGTTGGAATTGATCCTTTATATATTCACTGTCACGTTCTGCCTCAGGTTTCATATACTCTTGAACAACGTTAGTAATGTTTACACCTGAGTCATAAAAAGGAACTAGGAACTCTGCAGCCTTGGTTATATTGGCTTGGTCTTGTTCGTTAAACTCTTCAGCATACTTATCTGCTTCTTGCTGTACACCCTCAGCCGTATAGCCAAATGCTGTTTCTGTTTGAGTAGCTAGACCACCTTCATCAAAGTGTTGGCTAGGTGTCATCAGGTAATCTACAAATCCTTTTACCTCATCAGTAAATGGTTTAGCTTTTCTGATTACTTTATCTGTTAGAGTTTCTTCTACGTCTTCTTCATACTGCTGTTGCTCTAGTACAGGCTTATAACCTTTTTCTATCTGCTCTTCATCAAACATTGTGTCTGAACGCCACTTGGCGTAAGCACTAGCCTCTGGTTCACTTTGAAATGTTGGTAGCTTTTCTCCTGTGATAAAGTCTCTACCTTGGTTATCTTTAAGTTTTCTAAAGACTTCATCATCAGATAATTTAGATCCATTCTCATCAACACTAGGTGCTGTAATCCAATCAGTTCCCCAAGGTATCGTTGTAGATACCTCAGAATAGCGAGAACCTTTCTCACCTGTAACATAACCTGTCTCATCAATCCAGACAGGTCTACCACGTAAAGTTTTCTCATCTGTTTTAGTTCTAGGCCTTGGCACTGGTCTAAGCATTTACTTTATCTCTTAGTTGAGTAAGTGAGCGTAAGGCACGAACTTCTCCTTGGAGTCTATACAACTCTTCTATTTCTGTTCGTTGTTCCATTTGTTTGTGAGAGAAAGCTATACGAGAGCCTAGTTCCTCAAGCATAGCATCCCAAGTGTCTTTATTGTTTACGATTAGCTTTAAGCTCATGCAGCACCTTGCTGTCCTGTATTACCTGAGAAACCTTGCTCTCCCGGTTGTGGTGCAGTGCCTGTTCCTATATTACCACCACCTGCTCCTGAAGTATCTTGTACTCCCGTAGGTGCTCCCTGTCCTTCAGGTGGTTGTACTCCCTCTGCAGGTTGTGCTTCAGGGTTCTCTGACTTGAAGTCTTTTAGTAACTCAGCCTGTAGCTTTGCATCAGCCATAGAGTTTACAAGTTTATCAGGGTCTAGATCCATACTCTTAGCAATCTCTCTAATGATATAATCCATCTTAGAAAAGGGTGCTAGTGCTGGGTTCTGTGTAATCTGTAAGAACTGCATTAAGCGTTGACTACGTACTTCGTTAGCCATCAAGCTTTCAGTACCTTGTGCTTTTACTTCTAAGTCACCTTTAATATCGTTGTCAAAATCAAATTGCATATTAAAGTTAAAGAAAGCTTTACCAAGTGGAGATAGTAAGTAGTCATCTACATTCTTTACAACATTGCGTATGCTACCGTTGGCAGCAGACATGAGCATACTAATACCAGAAGCAGTACGACCCACACCTGATACGCCTGTCTGACCATGTGCGAAAGATGGGAAGCCAGTTGATTCATCTGATAGTACCCTCGCCTTATCAAACAGTTGCATGTTCTCATTAGATACATTAGGAAACTTAGTTCCAAAAAGAGCTTGACCAGGTGCCCCTCCCTGTCTCCTAAATACTTTTCCTGGATACACGGAGAGGTCTTGTCCTGGGACGAGATTTGTCTCGTCTACCTCGATGATAAGATTTCCTGAGAGTGCAGCATTATCAACTGCCATTCTCATAAAGCCATTCATTAATGTTTGTGTGTCATCCATGTTCTCTGCAATACCTACTCCAAAGAAAGAGTAAGGGTTTACCTCGTAGGGTACTGCATAGTAAGGAAGGTAAGAAGGAGTAAATGGATTAAGAACCAAGCGTAGTACTTGACCGTTACATATCCATACGTTTACTGATACCTGATCTGCGTCTTTCATATCTTTAGGGATGTCTACGTTTTGATCTTTCAACATCTCTTTGTCCATGTAGCCCCAGAACTCTAGGACTGAAAACCTTTCACTTTGAGCTTCTTGCTCATCGTCTTCCATAGCTTGTTCCCACCACTCTTTAGTGTAGGACTCTCCCATCGATATAGCTGTATCGATAGTATTGCTTCTGAAGAAAGGTCTATTCTTAAGTGCTCTCATTTGTGTTCGAGACATCTTGTGACGCTCAATAACAAATTCTGCATCATCCATATTAGATGCATCAGGATCAGGATAGAAGTTCCATATAGAAACTGAAGAACACTTAGGCATTGTTTTTATGATAGGTGTGTACTCACCTTCTTCTGACCAGTTAGGGTATTCTTTGTCTACCGCAAATGGTCCTTTCATGATACCTGTACCAAACAAGGCTGTTTCAAATGCTGTGTTTCTTAATTCTTTTCTAGCATTAGATTCTTCTAGTTGGTCATGTATTTTCTTTTCCATCTTCTTAGCAGCTATCATAGCTGGATGAAAAGTAATTTGTGTAGGTGATTCTGCTTCACCTTCTTTTAAATTATCTTGAACAGGTGAAAGTTTTTCTTTCAAACCTGCTAGTCTATCTCTAAAGTCTATAAGAGTTTCACCGGGCTGTACCTGCTCAGGTTCACCCATAGGTGCTTGCTGCTCCTGCATTTTCTTAGCAGTGTCTTCTGTCTCTAAGTGTACAGCTTCTGATACACCTTCAGGTAAAGTAGTAGGGTCAATACTAATAGGAAACTTATTAGCACCAAATAGTACTTCTACAATCTGACCGTAAGCAGCTAGTACCTTAGTCTTTGTAACCTTAACAAATACTCTAGACTTTTCTGATGAAGTAAACTTTACGTCTGGTCCATAAAGACCTCTATAGTTTCTGTACGCTTTAATCCAGCGTTGTTCTTCACCATTCCTAGATGTTTCAGCTTTATCAAAACGTTTTTGTATATAACCTACAATAGATCCAACTGAAGGATCACTAAGAGATTCTTTATCTTTATCCTCTATAAAAGATACTTCAGCATCTTCCATGTGAACTTCTTCACCTAAGATTTCGTCTTCTTCCATGTTTATTCCTTAGTATCCAAACGTTGAATCACTCATCTGAAATCCAGAGTTTTGAGTATCAGGGTTGTAATCAAACAAGTTACTTCTTGGTCTTGTCATAATACCATATCTAATAGCATCATAGATGTGGTCTTCAGATTTAGTATCTACATCCTCAGGATTGTTTTTATCCAGAGGTAGTGAGGGAAGTTGAGCAATTGTATTATAACAGCTACTGAAGAAAGTTATTCTTGGTTCTTCTGTAAAGTCATCTACCTGTAGTCTTCTGTGTAATTCATTCTTACCTGATACACGAGAACCTTTTGATCTGTCGGCTGGTCTAAAACGACAACCTTTCTGTATCATTTGTTCTGCTAGTGAAGGACCAGTGTCACCTCTCTTATGCCAGAGAGAACTGTCAAGAACACCATACCTTATTTTCTCGTTAGATTCAAGCTCTAAAATCATATCAGCTAAATCTGTAGCTAAAACTTTACTAACGTATAACTCTCTATAAACAATAAGCTGTTCATCAGGAGCTACAGCAAACCATATAACAGCAGAGTAAGATCCGTATCCATAGTCGGCTGCTCTAAACCTAGGCCAGTTACTTGGTATATCATATGGATCTACCACATGTATTCTTCTACTGAACTCTGGGAAAGCTGCACCTTCATTAATATCCCAATCCCCTTCCAGCAATTGTCTCCGTTGGTGCTCAGGCAGAGAGAGTAGGTTGGCTTCGTACATCCCATCATCAGACAGGTAAGGATTATCAAACAAAGTCGCAGGGATAAACTTTCTCTTGAAAAGAGGTTCTCCCTCCCTAGTATGTCCTTTAGGCCAGCAGATTACTTCACCTTCGTTATCTGTAGCCCAGAATGCTTGATCAGGTTGATTAGGATCTATAAAGTATCTTTTAACCCACATGTGGCCCGGACCACCTGGATTGCTTGTAGCTCTCATATATAGAGGTAACCCTGAAGCCTTAGTAGTACGTAGGCGTGACCTCATGTAGTTCCATGCGTAGTCTGTAGGCCACTGTGTTAGTTCGTCAAAACCTATCCAGTTAAATGCTTGACCTTGGTATCTCATAACGTCATCGTCACGGTCAAGGTAAGACATCCAGAGAGTTGCACCACTAGGTGCTACCCAAGTCTTGTCTCGTTCCATAAACTTAATACCGGGAATAGCTCTTGGGTATAACTGCTTACTTACTGATATAAGTTCTCTTAGTTCTTCGGTTGACCTACGCACTAGAAGCATTCTAGCGTTAGGGTTGTTTAAGTATCTGACTGGATCTGCTACTAGACTGTAGCTCTTACCACCACCTGCAGCACCACCATACAATACTTCTTGTTCTGTAGCTGCTAGGAATGTTGTTTGAGGTCCAGCGTTAGGTTCAAAGATAACATCTCTAGGAACTTCTTCTACTTCATTCTGTGGTAGACTCTGTTTCGCTACTGAGGTCTGACCATCCATCTCCAAAGATTCGCTTGGTTTCTCTACCACCAAGTCTTTGCTTTTCAATCTTCTCCGCTTTCCTTTGCGCTTCTTTGTATTTCCTAGCGTAGTTGCGGTAGTTAGAGGAAGCTCTCCTGCGTTTTTCTTCGATCCTGACACGTTTGTCTAACCCTACATGTGATATATATCTGCCTGACTTATCTGATAACCACTTGGATACTTTTCTCAAACTATAGTCCTGTAGAAATAATTTTGCTTTTTCTAAAAGTTCTAATTCTTCTGGTATAGGTATAAGCAAGTCAAGGTCTTCTTCATCTTGCTTGTAGCCGAAAGGTACATGTCTTCCAACTCTTATGATAGGATACCACTCACCTTTTTCGCCTCTGAGTGGTACTTGCCAATCTATTTTATTTGGGTAGGTAGCTTCTGATGCTCTAGCCGTTTTAACTTTCGTCATCACTATCCTTAGACGGTAGGATAAACACTGGCTCTGAGGTTTTTACTTCTACCTTCTCTGTCTTTGTAAATCCTGCTCTGTCTAAGATATCTTTAGCTGCAAGCATTTTTTCTTTTACACCCAAGTCTGTTGGATCAGCCATTACACTAAACATTGTATAAGCAGCTTTAGTAGAGGACTGGGATATAAACTTTTTAGTTAGTTCTACTATCTCATCTGTTAAAGGAGCTACAACCTGTGCTGTAGCTACACCTTCAGAGTATCCTGCAAGCTTCTTAGCTTTAACAGGATCTCCTTGGGCTTCATCAAACAGAACGTCTAAGAACTTCTGTTGTTTATCTGTTAGCTGTCTCGCCATAAACTCTTTCTCTTATTTCAGATCTACCGATACCTAGATCCTTAAGCTCACGCTCAGATAGATTTATCAGTATATGATAGTCTGCTCTACGCTGTTGTGATTGCTGTATAGCTTTCATCACACGGTTACAATATTCTTTCCACATATAAAAATCTCCAGTTTGGTTTTGTGCAAGTTGGCTAAGAATACCAACTGGAGACTAGTTTTACACATATAGTTATAACATACTACAGATAATATTGCAACCCCGTTATGTCGGTTGGTAATACTCAGCACCTGATAAGATAACATGAAAGTCAGAACTGCTTTCTTCAAATCCTACAATCTTATCCCCTGCAGCTAATGCAAGGTATGCTCCACCTTCTATAACTTCTTCAATACCATTACCTGCTACACTATGCTCATCTATAATAAAATGATAGGTTGTAGTAGCTGCTTCATACCACTGAAGACTGTACTTCTTTGTAGAACTAGAGCCACTAGATACATGCAAAAAAGTGATGAGTGACACATGGTTGTTAGGACATGTATACACTACATCACCACTAGCACCACCTGAGGTAGCTGATAAGTTCTTTGCTTTAGTAAAGTATTTAGCTGTAGCAGGGTTTGCCATTACTTTTTCTTTTTACCTGTGACTGCTTTTTTAACTTTAGTAGTCCAAGCTTCATCCTGTGGAGTCGAGGGGTCATCCTTAATGTAATGACCCTTATCGTTTCTAGCTCGAACCTTCTCTGTGTTTTCAGCTAACCAAGCTTCTACTTCTGGATCTTTAGTAAGCCATTGACCATAACTTAGTTGGCCCACAACATCTCCACGAGAATTTACTATTTGATCTTTTTCAAGTCCTTCAAATCGAAACATTATATTCCTACCTAGTTCTCTGCCTGATCATACCATTGATTCTTTTTTCTTCTGCTACTGCAGCTTTATTATCTTTACCTTTAGACCTAGCATTAGCTATTTGTGTTCTTAGCTTTCTTGCTTTTTCTCTAAGTGCTTTTGTACTCATACCTTGATTAGGTTTATTCTGTGGTGAACTTGGATCAAGCTTTCTTCTAAGAGTTTCTTTTGTACCGTCACCACGACCACCTTTAACATTACTAAGAGGTCTTTCAGTTACTTTTGGTCTTGGTTTTGGTTTAGGTCTTGGTACTGGTGCAGTTTTCTTAAGATCCTCTGCATAGACTGCAGCCATTACTTTACCGTTTTTATCTGTGTAATAAAGTGATCCAGCTTTCTTAGCTGCTGCAATGCTTTTGTATTTACCAGCATCTTTCTGGGCTTGCTTACTTGTTTTACCCATTGCTTTTAATTGATTGTTCAAGTATGAACGAAGTGTTACCGCCATTTTTCTATCCTTTACTTATAAGTATTTTTGGCAGTTTTAATGCCAGTGTTTATTGAACCAGTATTTTTAATCATACCGCCTTGGTTATACATGGCTACCTTACCGCCTTTAGCATATGCTTTCTTTTTCATTCCAGCACCGCCTTTAGCATAGCCTTTCTTCTTCATGCCCATACCGCCTTTGTTCATCTTACCGACACCATCAGCAGCATAGAAGGGAACTTTCTTTCCACCCTTATCGACCATCTTAAGACCGCCAGCAGCATAGCCTTTCTTTTTCATCTTCATGTTTCTTCCTCACTGTATAAATTGTTGAACACTCTTTGTGTATCCCAGACGTAAGCTACGTCTTCTTTAGAGTTGTATATGTGTTGATTAGGTTTAAAGTCTGGAGCACCTTCTCCTGTTTCAAACCAAGCTGGGTGAGTTACTCTCACTCTGTTATTGGGTAACGCAACTATGTTACCTGTATAGTTACCAGCGTCTAACAACTCTAATACGTGAGACTGTTTGTGTTGGGCTGGATCGTCAGCGACTTCACTATCTGTGTAGTCTACTGTAAAATAATATTTAGCTGGATAGAACTCCCCATCTACTTTCGCTATCCAAGGTGCTGGACTCGCTCTCTCCAGTTTGTAAACTGAGTGATAGTGCGACATACAATCCCAAGGCTGCGCCAAGTATGGTGGTAATTGTTCGGGCCATTCTTCCAACGGTGTATCTGCTACGAGTGCTACAAGAGGTAACCTAGCCCACATCGCACCACCATGTATATTGGGGCTATCATTATCATCAGACTCGCAGCCTGTAAAAATAACTTGAAAGCTGAGAGTCCTGTTTGGCATAGTAGTGATGCCAATGACCATGCAATGTAAGTATTCTCCATGATACTCTTCTAAGTTCTTTGTGTATTCTCTACGAACCCACGCTTTGAAGTGAGGGATACTACTTGTTAAGTAAGGCATATTATTATTGTTTTTATTTACCTTTTAGATTTTTTGGTAAGACCACCCTTAGCGGCTCTAAACGTTTTGGTCTTCTTTGCGATTTTCTTAGGTTGAGCCACATGCTGCTTACCTGCCTTAGTGCCTTTTCGCTTTGCTCTAGAAGTGGCTGCGTACTCACTAGCACTAAGAGACTTAATAGCCGAAGAAGGTAGGTAGCGTTCACCAGTAGCCTTAGAACCTTGGGTAGATGGCTTACCACTTTTGGTTCGCCACTTTTGTTTTGTCCAAGACTTTAAGCTCTTCTGTGATTTAGAGAGTGACATTTAGCAGCAGTCACACGTTGGGTTACACTTCTTGTTTAACAATGCACACCATAGTCTTTTAACGTACCTTATCATTTGTAGCCTCCCCCTTTGGCTTTGTATTGCTTCGCAACCATCTGGGCTTTTCTCGCAGACCATTGTCCGGGCGAACCACCTTTTCCACCTGCTTTAACTTTTGCGACCAAGTTTTTACGCATACTCGGTTTGGTGTAGTTACCAGCAGCATTGACTGTACTCTTCTTAGCAACCATTAAACAATCCTATTAAAATGAAAACTTTGCACCCATAGTGATGTCACCAAACTCAAAGTCAGCATCTGATGATACTTCTGTGTAAGTTGTTAAACCTTTCCAAGCATACTCAGCTTTCCAGTCTAAGCCAGTAAAGATGTCACCATTGTTAATGTCTAATACATCAATAGTTGTTTCAGTAGAAAAAGAAACTCCGTATGCACCCATACTTACTTTAGGGGTAACGTCTAGTTCCCATGTTTCTGTTCCTGTTGTATAGCTCATATCTGTTTCAGCACCAATAGATAGACCGTATCCTAGATCCATAGCTGACACTGACGTTCCTGCAACTGCTACTACAGATGCTAATAGTAATTTCTTCATTCTATACTCCTATAGGTTTGTTCCGATTTTAACGCATGTTGGTACTGCGTATATACCTTTTGCTGTTAAGTCATTTGTTATGATAATAGTTTCTTCTTTACAAGCTCTCTCTACATAGAAAGGTTCTGGCTTTGCTACAAGCTGACAAGATAATGCTGATGGGTTTGTACACATCAACAACACAGCTATCCACATTACCACTTAACCTTATGTGACCAATACCTAGCACTTAGTTTACTAGGCTTAGAGTCTTGAGCATTATGTCTAGCATAATAACTTTTCTTACGTGCTTTATCTTTGTCTGACTTAGGGTTCTTACCTGCGCCACTTACACCTTGCTGACCAAAACGAATAAACTTATATGTGCTACCTTCTTTAGCCATCACACAGTGTGACTTGGTAGGATGACTAGGAGTACGCTTAGGTTTGTTTACACCCTTAAGCCCCTCGTCTTTCATCTTAGTTTTTACTCGTTCAGGTATAGACATAGCTACCTACTTATCTATAAAACATAATTATATCAGAAAAATTTATCTGTGTCAACCAATCAATTCAAAATGTGGTCCATCCATGAA